TTTGTAGAGAGTGGAATATGGCAGTAAGAAAAAGAAAAATGACACCAGAACAACGAGAGGCAGCTGCAGAAAGATTGCGTATTGCAAGGGAAAAGAAAGGGCCTGCACAATATAAAAATGTTGCAAAGTCTGTTATTGCTTTACCAGATGACCATTACTTATCTTATAAGAGTGTGAAGAAATGGATAAAGACACAACAAGAGATTGCAAGAGCAGAACGTAGAAATATGGTAAAGAATGTTAAAGGTGCAGCTGCAAAGTATTATGCAGCTCAAGGTTATATTAGACAAATGCAACATTACATTCAACATGGAGATTGGCCTAATGATTTCTATGGTGAGTATGAAGAAAAGAGGATTATATGGAAGACGATAGCTCCAAACGAGGAGTGGTAATAAAAGGGCCTTGGAAGGGTAGTAAAGTTGAAGAAAAACAACTGCAAGCAGAAGAACTTGATGTAAGAGAAGACTTTAAAATGATTGCAGAAATGCATAAAGTTCTCTTACACCAATTAATTTTTACCTTGAAAGAAACTGGATATGATATTGAAAGTGATGAGTTTATAAAAGAAAGTGGATTTATGGGTGAAGTAATTAGAGCAATATTGATGCGTGATATGGGATATTCTAATCCTATGAGTAAATTTATAGACGCAATTGTGGGTCTTGATATAAAAGATAATGATAGATATGCAAACTTTGACAGTAATAAATTACTCAAATTATTGGATAAAAAAGATGACAAAGAATAATATAATAACATTTCCTAAAACTAATATCAGAGAAGTAAAAATAAAAGATATTGCTAAAGAATTAGAAACACAGATGATAAAAATAAAAGAACAAAGAGAATTGATAGATAACCAAAGAGAAGAAATTATGAAGAGTATTTTAGATGATGAATAATAATGTAACTTGGTGGGAAAAGTTTAGTCCTACAATAATGGAAACGGAAGTACCACAGAAGTTTATTGATATTATAAACAACACTGGTGATGAAGTTTTAAAAGATAATGGTCTATCAAAGAAGTTTGACTTCTCTGACAATCTAGTTGGTAAAGTTCACAAAGAAGTTTCTATACCAGTTCCAGAAAATGATAAAGGATATTGTTTATCAATATTAAGACAGGCCTGTGTGCGATATCTAAGACAAATGATCGCACAAGGTCGTGCATATGAGTGGACTAAGGCATCTGGTGGTAAAGAACCATCTGAAGAAAATATTATATTATCACAGAGTTGGATAGTATCACAATATAAACACGAATACAATCCAATACACACACATAGTGGACACTTCTCTGGTGTGATATATTTAAAACTACCAGATGATATGGAAAACCATTTTAATGAAGAAACCAAAGACCATTACCCAGCCAGTGGATTGATAGAGTTCTCACATGGTGAGAAACAAGATTTTAAAAGTGATACACTGATGTTTAAACCAGCAGTAGGACAAATGTTAGTATTTCCTAATTGGTTGAAACATACAGTATATCCATTTTATTGTGAGGGTGAAAGAAGGTCAATGAGTTTTAATGCGTATTGGAAAGTATAATGATAATAATTGATATGAACCAAATAACTTTAGCCAGTGTGATGATGAATTTTCACATGACTAAGTCAGAAGAACTTGAAGAAGATATGATAAGACATATGATACTTAATTCTATTCGTATGTATCGTACTATGTTTAAAGAAGAATACGGAGAAGTTGTACTAACTTATGACTCTAGACATTATTGGAGAAGGGATATCTTCCCACAATATAAACAGAATCGTAAGAAGGGTAGAGAGAATGATTCCAAAGATTGGAATAAGATATTTGGATTACTTAATGATATCAAGTCAGAGTTTAAAGAAATACTACCATACAAATATGTAGAAGTATATGGTGCAGAGGCTGATGATATTATAGGTACATTATGTAAAGAGTATCAAGACCAGAAGACTATGATTATATCTGGTGATAAAGACTTTATACAATTACAAAAATACAAGAATGTAAAACAGTATAGTCCTATATTAAAGAAGATGGTAAATGGACATAATCCAGATACCTATATAAAAGAACATATATTAAAAGGTGATTCATCTGATGGAGTACCTAATGTCTTATCGCCAGACCATACATTTGTAGAAGGTCTACGACAAAGACCATTAAGTAAAAAGAAAATTGAAGCATGGTTAAATAGTGAAACTGGAATGAGTGAAGAAGTGAAAAGAAATTATCAAAGAAATCATAAGTTGATTAATTTAGATAATACACCAGAAGACTTACAAAAGTCAATCCTAGATACATTCAATGAAGCTCCATCAGGAGATAGAAGTAAGATATTAACTTACTTCATAGAAAATAAATTAAAAGAACTAACAGATTCAATAGGAGATTTCTAATGGCTGGTTCAACACTACTATATTCAGAGATACTTGACAAGGTTCATAAGGCAAAGACCAAAGACCAGAAAGTATCAATACTAAAACAAAACAATTCAGAAGGTTTGCGAATGGTACTCAAATCCTCATTTGACCCAAAGATAGAATGGGCAATACCAGAGGGTGAAGTTCCATTTAGAGCAAATGACGTACCAATGGGAACAGAACATACTGTTCTTGCAATGGAAAGTAAAAAGTTGTGGCACTTTATTAAAGGTGCAGATAAAACAACACCTCAACATAAGAAAGAAACAATGTTTATTCAAATGTTAGAGGGATTACATGAAAGTGAAGCAAAGTTGTTAATTGCAGCTAAAGATAAAAGACTTCACCAAGTGTATAAAGGGTTATCTACAAATGTAGTCAAGGAAGCATTTGATTGGAATGATGATTATATGCTTGATGGCCCAGCGGTGGCAAGATAATGACAGATCAAGAGATAGAGGAACTAATAAAAAATATTGAAGAGGGTAAGTCTATCAACTTCAGTGATCAGTTTAAGGTTCTTGCAACAATCTATAAAAAAATGAAACAACTGTATCAAAAAACATTACAATCCACCAACTAATAATGATTTAAATAAAACAATAAATGATTTGGTGGATAAAATGAATATCGTATTAGGTAGTTTGAAAAGATTAGAAAGGTAATTAAATGAAAGACGATAGCTGGAAACATAATGGTAGTAATGATTATATGAATAAGTTTTTAGTTTGTATGGTTCTTTTATGTTTTGGTTGGGTAGGTTATGAGTTTGTAATCGCTGTGATTGGTAGGTTCTTTTAATCCCACGATTCGCACCGATTCGCAAAAAGAGGTAAAAATATGATAGAAAATAAACCCTTGATTTTGTTCACTTTTTTCTCTGCTTTGACAATGGTATTTTTATGTGTTATAGTATATACATAATCAATAATAAAGAGAGAAAAAAATATGACAGTTCAAATTACAAAAGATGCAAATAATATGACAGATGGTATCAATAATATGACAGATGCTATGATTGAAGATTATAATGATTTTATTTCTACTGAACGTATGCAAGATACATTTGCGAATGGTTTTGAAATTCGTAAAGGTAAAAAGTATATTAAGGTAATCAACCAAAATGCTGTAAAATGTTTTATCGTAAACACTACAGGCTTATGGTGATATTCTAAAACCAGCTTTAGCAAAATATAAAGAATTTATAGATACAGCAGATGATGATTCTACATTATATAAATTACAAGATCAAATACGACTCTATGATTTAAATATTAAGTTAAAAGAGTTTTTAAAACTACAAGATTTTGACGGTGTTAAGTACTTAAACACAGTAGAGGGTGACCCAGAAGAGCGTATAAGCGGTGCTTACTCTTATATTGCTTTTGATCCTAGACAATACAAGATTGTAACGGCCTCACAGTTTGACCCTACAGATCCTAGAGTCTTTAAAGCGGTGGGAGGCAAAGTCCTCAAAGCTTTGTCAAGAGGCAGATACTCAAATGGCAGGGAAGTACGTGCCGATATGCTTAGGGCTGATGGTACTGCTAAATCAGAACAGGGTTTCTTAGGGCCTGTTGAGAACACAGTACAGGGCGGAACTATGACTGAGGTTTCTATAGGGACAGAGATTAATGGAAAGAAAATGGAAATACCTACAATGGTGCCTACGCTTACAGAGGATGAGGTTAAGACACTATCATCTATGAAGCTTGAGGTTAATGCTAAGAGCATTCCTGAGTCTATTATTATGAAGGCCAAGGAACATGCCATTATGCGCTGAGAGCAGGGTAAAAGCCCATTTTATCAGGACGGTGAATGATGTATAAGTACTTCACAGAAGAAGAACTGGAGTGTAAGCACTGTCAAGCAAAGGGTATAGATCCTATGTTCATGAAGAAGGTAGATGCCTTGCGTGAGAAGATGGGCTTTAGCTTTCCTGTCACCTCTGCATACCGCTGTAAAGACCACCCTATAGAGGCCCGTAAAGCCTCTCCGGGGGCACATGCGTCAGGCAGGGCCATAGACAT